TTGTTGGTGGGTATCAATTAAATCATTGAGAGGTCAGGCATTTCGCATTGAGGCCTATCTCAATGATTATGGTGCATTGTATGATAAGTTACCACTACACGCATTTTGTTGGAAACCTATTGAGGGTGAACCGTTACCTTTAGACCATTTGCAGTTGTGGGATTGTTTATCATATGATGTGACTGTTCTTAAAAAAGCACAGTTACAATCAATGAAATGTAAAATCAAATTGAAAGACGGTGGTTGGGCATTTGGTGAATATATGTTCACAGTTGATTCAGCACATCCAGATTTCAATACACTAGATACTGGTTTTAGTGAAGATGTGGAAGACCACAAGTCTTATAACTTTGTCAAATTAGATAATGGGCAGTTTGCAGCACAACCCAACAATCGTATGTTGGTGTTAGAACCAAGTAGTAATCCAAAAGAACTAAAAATGCCAGATTTCCGTGTGGCCACAAAACGATGGTCGGTTGAAACCGAAGCAAAGTGGGCACTAGGAGATACAAACACCGTAATGTATGAGAAAAAAGATGATAAAAAAGACAGAACATAAATTAACAGAATCACGCAACAGTTTCAAACCATTCAACTATCCATGGGCATATGAGGCCTGGTTGAAGCATGAGCAATCACATTGGTTACATACTGAAGTGCCAATGCTTGAAGATGTAAAAGATTGGAAGAAAAAACTTACAGCAAGTGAGAAACAATTTTTGACACATATCTTCCGTTTCTTCACACAGGGAGATATTGATGTGGCAGGTGGTTATGTAAAGAATTATCTACCATATTTCCCACAACCAGAGGTGCGTATGATGTTGATGGGCTTTGCAGCTCGTGAGGCATTACATATTGCCGCCTATTCACACCTGATTGAAACATTGGGTCTGCCTGATACTACATACAATGAGTTTTTGGAGTATGAGGAGATGAGAGCTAAACACGATTATGTTTTAGATATCTCAGATAAGAATGGTACAAAAGAAAACACAGCAAAACATATTGCTGTATTCTCAGCGTTTACAGAAGGTATGCAGTTGTTCTCATCCTTTATTATGTTGTTGAATTTCCCACGACATGGTAAAATGAAAGGCATGGGTCAAATTGTTACTTGGTCTATTGTTGATGAAACAATGCACGCTGAAAACATGATGAAATTATTTAAGACATACATACATGAGAACAATGAAATCTGGAATGATGAATTGAAATCATCTATCTATTCTATTGCTGAGAAGATGGTAGAATTAGAAGATAAATTCATTGATTTGGCTTTCAGCATGGGTGAAATGGAAGGTCTCACCTCTGATGAATTGAAACAATACATTCGTTATATCGCTGATAGACGATTGATTGGCTTGGGTATGAAAGGCATCTTCAAGGTCAAACGCAATCCGTTGCCTTGGGTTGAAGAAATGATAAATGCACCAACACACACTAACTTTTTTGAGAATCGTGCTACAGACTATGCCAAAGGTGCATTGAGTGGTTCGTGGGACGATGTATGGGGTAGAGCCGCATGAAAAAACTATTAGCAATATTGATGCTAATGCCTACATTGGCGTTAGCACAAAAGACACCACAAGGTGTAATGTATGACGCTCAGATTATTCGTATCAACGATGGTGATACAGTTGTAATCTCAGCACCATTCTTACCTGCACCTTTGAAACCTGAATTAGCAGTTCGTGTATTTGGTGTTGATACACCAGAGAAAGGGTTTAGAGCCCAATGCCCAGCAGAAGATGCTCGTGGTAAGGCTGCTACAGAATTTACAAAGAAAGCAATAGCATCAGCACAAAAACACCAAGTGATTCTCTATGGTTGGGACAAGTTTGGTGGTCGTGTTCTTGGTGATATGATTCTAAATGGTCAATCGCTTCGTGCCATGTTGATTCAAAATGGGTTTGCTCGTGAATACTATGGTGAAGCAAAGCAATCATGGTGTAACTAATGACAGTATTGAAACACTATTGCGAAGAATGTGATTCTAAGTTTAGTATTCAATATGATGAAAGAGAAGTAGAAGATAATCCTACATATTGTCCGTTCTGTTCTACATATATAGAGGTAGATGAATTGGAACAAGATGACGATTATTGATGACTTGGCATTACTATAACACACCACAAGAATTCACAGAAGAAGATATTGGCGAGGCCTTCGGCTTCGTCTATCTTATCACACACATTTCAACCGGTAAAAAGTATATCGGTAAGAAGTTCTTTACAAAATCAAAAACAAAACAAGTAAAAGGTAAGAAGAAAAAGACTAGAGTATCTAGCGACTGGCAGACCTATTGGGGTTCTAACGAAGTATTGAAAGAAGAAGTAAAACAAAACGGAGAGGAACAATACACTAGAGAAATATTGCATATATGCAAGTCCAGGTCTGAATGTAGTTATTGGGAAACATTTGAGATATTTTCTCGTCATGCTCTGTTATCAGAGTCCTACTATAACTCATGGGTGACCTGTAAAATTCACAAAGCTCATGTATTAGGAAAACTTAATGGCTCGCAAACAACAAGCAAACACAGAAGTGGAAACCAAAGCCACGAAACCAACCAATCATCTGAAATTACGGATTGATGACCTAAAAACTTTTCAACCACTTACAGAAAATCAAAAACAATTTTTTGATGCCTACAAACGACAAGACTATTTTATAGCACTACACGGTGTAGCAGGTACAGGTAAAACATTTTGTGCCCTATACAAAGCAATAGAAGAAGTCCTTGACAAATCAAACCCATTTGATAAGATTATTGTTGTCCGCTCAGCGGTACAATCCCGTGACATTGGCCATCTGCCAGGTGATGTTAATGAGAAAATGGATATCTACCAACAACCATATCGCCAAATTTGTGAAACATTATTTGGTCGTAAAGATGCTTGGGATAGATTAGAAGAACAACACCACATTGAATTTATTAGTACCAGTTTTATTCGTGGTATGTCATTTGATGATGCTATCATTATTGTAGATGAAATGCAGAATATGACCTATGAAGAAATTGATACCGTTATGACCCGTGTTGGTTACCGCTCAAAGATTATTTGGTGTGGTGATTACCGACAAACTGACCTGAACAAAAAGAAAAATGATGTATCAGGCATATTGAAGTTCTTTGATATCGCTATGCACATGAAGGCATTTACCCGTATTGAGTTTACAGTTGATGATATTGTCCGCTCATCATTGGTAAAAGATTATATTCTCGCCAAAATGCAGTATGAGGACAACATTTCATAATGTGATAAAGTCAAGGCAATAGTGGTAAATCCATGTTGCAACGCAACATAAAAGCATATATAATTATAGAAGGCGCTCAATGAGGCCTATTTTATAATTATCGTCTAAGGAGATAAACATGGACTTTACTACTATCACTAAAACTTTTGAAACACAAGCTAAAATGTTGGCTGATGTAATGCAACCTAAAGAATTGCAAGATGTTCAAAAGAAATCAAAAGAATTTGCTCTTTCAGTATTAGATGCACAAACTAAGGCAACATTGTCTGGTCTTGAGGCTTTTGGTAAATTCGCAGGTAAAGAATCTACTACATACCTATTGAAGGTAACAGAATTGGTAGATACAACTTACGAAAATGCAAAAGAAATCATACAAACCGGAACAATCAAGGGTTTTGCTCATGCTGGAGATAAAAAATAACTCCCGCTCGTTTGCGCCTGTAATTCGTAATGGATGGATGATAAAGTTCTCAGTATATAGAGATAATAATATACTTTTTGTATTTACATCCATTCATACGGGACAAACATTAGTTCGGTATTTTACCGATGAAGATGATGCCGTTAAATATCTAAATTATATAACGACACGAAATCCCAACGAAACAGTAGATTACTAACCCACCATTTGGTGGGTTTTTTATTTCCTCATATACATATATGATTATGTTATAATAAAGGATGATTATGAAAACGAAAAAAGACTTAGTGGATGATGCCCTGGCAATGGTTGCCACAGATGGTGAGGTTGCCGCTATGAAGTGGTTGGCAGACCAAATTGAGGCAAAGTATAAGGCAGACCTAGAAAAAGCATTGACAAGGAACGAAATAAACAGTAAAATACTATTTCAGATGATGAATTATTGAGGTGCTATATGATTAATGCCGTTGAAGAATTCCCAGGTCAAATCAATCAATTAGAAGGATATATTAGAATCCTTGAGAATGAGCAGACCAAATTCTTGCAAGAGAATAAACAATTAAAAGAGCGTATTGCCGAGTTGGAATCTCAAGTGTATGGAGGTTCTACAAAATGAATACGCTAGACTATATTCAAGACTTGAGTTTCGCTATGAGAGACCAACACATGGATGGTTTCTATTGTTTTGGGCAAAAGCAAAAGTTATACCAAATCCTATGGGCGGCAGAGAAGGCGCTCAAAGATGCACCTACATTTGTAGGTGAGGATGAGTGGGTTGAAAGTAATAGAAAATGAAGCAGCAAGAGATTCAATTCTTTTGGCCGCTAACGGAACAGATACCCCTTGACTTGGATTACAATGGGTGTGCAAGACCTAAGTTGAATGTGTCTAATGACCATGGCATCAAATATGTAACCGTGGCACCAGGTCAGGTAACTATCCAAGCATCCAGTTTCAATATAGATGCCAAGGGCACCGTTATTTTTACAGACGGCAAACCACCATTTTACCGAAGAATACTATTGTCCTTATTGGGTATTCAATGGAGAAGTAGATAATGGGAATGTTTGATAATATCACATATAAGGGTGAGAAGTATCAGACCAAAGATACGCCACACCAGTTATTATATGGTTATGAATTGCGAGATGATGGTACATTGTGGCGTGAGTGTTACACCTGTATTTGGCATAAAGACGAAACCTCATTCCTAGGCATCAGAGAAGAACGCAAAGATATCCATTGGAAATTTGAAAGTGACTATGATGGTGTCATCAATTTCTATCGTAAAGATGGCGCCAATTGGGTAGAGTATAAGGCACTATTCATGGATGGTAAGGTGTTGAAGTTGGAAAGAATAGAATGATTGAATTAGTCCAAGTGGAGACCAAAGAACAAAAAGAATTGGTCAAATGGGTAATAGAGAACCATCATAGCTATGTACCGACCAATTCATCCGTTGGTCGCCGTATAGATTGGTTGATATACTATCATTACCCTGATACCTTACCGAAATGTATTGGTATGATAGGGTTGGGCTCTAGCGTTTACCCTCCGCCAAAGGACATACTAAGACACCTCAACCTATCAAAACAAGAGTATAAGTCGGTATTCAATAATATTGCCAATAACTGGCGCTTTTGTATGACCGAATCCATACCCAACGCAGGCACACAGATACTAAAACAATTACGACAGAAAGCGCCCCACGCATGGCAGACCAAGTATGGTAACAACCTATCCCATATCATTACTTTTGTAGGTGCCAACAAGAACGGTGCCGTCTACCTTGCCGACAATTGGAAAAGAATCGGAGAAACTGCCGGACTACCATCCCACAAGAGTTCCAGCATGAAGTGGAATACTACCAGTGAATTGAAGGAATTATTCGTCAAACCAACAGGAGAGAATAAGAAGATTA